CCTCGCGGAACTGCCTGGGGCCGTGTTGGGTCAGTATAGCCATACGGTGTCCTCCGGCTTGCCGGGATCGTTGTCGACGTGTATGAATGTCTTGGCGATGCCGAGACGATTGAACCCGGCCTCCATGAGGGCGTCGATAATGCGGAACCGCTTGGCGCTGTCGGTGCAGTGGATGTCGGCGGCGTAGCCAGCCAGGTGCGCGCTATTCTTGGCGATTGGGTAGCCCTGCTTGCCGAGCTTCTCGTGGTGCGCCTTGGTGCGGTAGCCGCTGTTAATTTTGAACGGCACCCCTGCGATGCCGCGGGCCTTGTCTATCATGAACAGGAACTCCTTGTCCATGTTGACGCCGCTGCCGGGAGCGTCGGGGCTGTCGAACTCGGACAGCTTGAAGTGTTTGAGCTGGTGGTTCATCCAGGTCACCGGTCGAGGCGCGCCACAAGCTGCGCAAGTGTGATTTCTATCTTGTGGATGCTGTCGAGCAAGTCGGCCTGCACCTTCTTGTGGCCGTCGTTGTCGAGCTCGAGCTGAATGACGCGCGACTTCATCCGTGCGACGTCGTTGGACAGCTTCACCCAGACGCCCACCACCCCACCGAGGGTGCCGAGTAGGGTGATGACGAGGGAGATGGGCATGGGGTCCATGGCGCGCAATTTAGCACAGAGGCAGTTGGCCGTTCACAGCATCGCCAAGGCCTGCAGAAAGTCCACGACAGTGATGAACCCGTCGGCGTTCAGGTCGAGCCGGCCGTTGTATGGCGGCGGCGTGCCTGGTCCGAGGTATTGCAGAATGTGCAAGAGTTGCATCATTTGCCCTGGCCTTTGTACGGTTTCCGGTACAGTTTAGAGCGCTTGTGCCTGCCCGTCTTGGTCTTGGCATGCACACCTGGGCGCGAGACCTTGCGCTCGATGCGCACCGGCTGCGCCTGCTGTTTAGCTTTCGCCATCGGTCGCTGGTGGTTTCAGTTCGTCCGGCCAATCAACAGGCACGCCGATGGGCCGGTAGAAAATATCTTCCGATGCTTCGTACCAATCGCCGATGTAGATGCACTCGTTCACATCTTCGATGATAGCATCGTGTGGCCATGGATAGTCCGTTGGCATGCCCTCTGCCACGATGCGGTTGATGACGTAGTTGTCGCGTAGAATTACGTATATCATCAGATAGTGTATTCGAGTACCAAACAAAAGCCGCCCGAGCCGTTGCCTCCGGCTCCGCTGGTGAATCCGTTCCGAGTTGCACCGCCACCACCACCTGGTGCGCCGTAATTTCCGCCCGCGCCTCCGTTTCCTCCGTTGCCTGTGGTGTGGCTCCCTCCAGAACTTCCCGAGCTGCCAATCGCTGCCGTAGGTGTCGCCGCTTTTATCATTTGGCTGTGTGTCATCCTGTCGGCGTAATTAGCTGTCCCAATATTACCGTTTCCGCCAGAGGCAATGCCTGCAACTGCGGCCGTATTAGCTGTTCCTGACCAGTTATACAAACGGCTACCGGCCCCGCCCGCGCGTACCGTGTTAGCTGTGTTTACACCCGCACCAGCGGGTCCGCCAAGATTTACCACAATATTTTCCGACGTGCTATCCAATCTTTGCAATACTGAAGATTCTCCAGTGCTTCCACCACTGTCCGAATCCTTACCGTTTCCACCCACAATGAACCCAAATGCAAAGTCGGGTTGAGAATTTGCGGATGTCATACTTAAAACTGCAGCGCCCTGGCCGCCACTACGAGCGCCGTTGCCCCCTTTGGCTATGACCAATGAACCAAAGGATGTATCGCCTCCAGCGCCGCCCGTGCCTGCAGCTGTGCTGTTCGCAGATATTCCCGTGCCTCCCGTTCCTCCTGCTCCTATTGTTACAGTTTCGCTACTTGCAAGCGCCGACGCTAAAATTTGGAAACAAACCGCGACGGCTCCGCCTCCTCCTCCGCCGCCACGCGCGGTTACAGATGTGGCTGCTGTTGCTCCCGATCCTCCGCCGCCTCCACCACCTACGCAAACCACCTCCACCATGACCAGCCCGGTCGGCTTTGACCAAGTGGCGCCTGCCGTGTATTGCCGCAGCGTCAGCGTCAGCGTGCCGCCACCTGCCGCGCCTTTGTTTACAAATTTGCCTACAGCCATCAGAGGTCGAATATATTGATAGTCACCGTCAACGTGGCTGCAGGTGTAGCCGTTGCATAGATTTTTACGGCACCGCTGCTGCTGTCTGTTCGTGGCAGCACGCCTGCCGTGGCTGCGGTGGCCGCGCTCCCGTTGTCCGGAATGACGTCCACAATGCTGGTGGCGCTGATGGCTGCGTCGCTGATGCTGGCCTCGTAGAATCCGCTGACCAAAGACCATGCGCCGGTGGCCACCGTTTTGCCGGTCACCTGTGTGGCTTTGCGTGTCGCCCACGACAGCGTGCCGCTGCCGTTGGTGGACAGCAGCTGGCCGCTGGTGCCGTCTGCCGATGGAAGGGTGTAGGTAGTGTTGGCCGCCAGCGTTGCCGGTGCTTGGATGCCGACGTAGTTGGTGCCGTTGTTGGTGGCCTCGCCTAACCGTAGCACGCCGGCCGTAGTAGCCGTGCCGTCAATTTCGAGGGTGTTGGTGCTGGTGTCGTACGTGAACGCCTCGTCGTACGTCATGTTGCCCGCACTGTCTTGGAACCACACCGACTTGAATCCTCCAGCCGGAGGCGTTGCACCTGGGATGCCGATGCTGCTGTACGTTGCCTGCGTCGTGCCCGCCCATACGCTACCGTCGTAAACGAGCACCTGGCCGACCGATGGCGGCTGGTCTTTTACGTTCGCTAAGTTCTCGAGCGTTGTGGCCGGCACAATCCGCACGTATATCTCGCCGGTGGTTGCGTTCTGTTTTGTCACCCAGCCGATGATCTGCGCGTACGAGTTGTACGCCGTCGGCAGTGCGCTCGTCCATGCGCCTGCTGTAGTTGCGCTTGCGTATAGCAGGGTTCCGACGGTAAAGCTGTTCGTGTTGAGGCCGCGCACATGTCCTACTGCGCGAGCGTAGCCCGATGCACCGGCTGCGATGTCCTCGGTCATGACGCCTAGGATGCGGTGTGCGTCAACGCTGAGCAAAGAATTGAACGCGGCGATGCGCAGCTCACCGGTAGTCGACTGTGCACCGCTCTCGCGCACAATGGTGCCCTTGGTAATTGTGCTTGCTGTGTTGTTGTACACCGGCACATCCTTGGTGGCGACTGTGTTCAGGGTCGAGATGTCAACTCCGTCGACAGATCCACTCACCGCAATGTTGCCAACCACATCGAGCGCCGCAGCTGGCGTGCTCGTGTTGATGCCCACCTTGCCCGCGTTTGAGGCGGCCGTAATGAACATGGCCCCCACGCTGTTGGGCGTAGGCGTCGCGTCGTCCTGCACGAATACGCGCATTTGCCCAGGGCTTGACTCGCCCAAGCTCCAGTAGGTGTTACCGCTGTTGGAGATGATTTGCGCGTTGCCCTCCTCAAGTGTTACCGCCATGCCGGTCGTAGCGTTCGCCTCGTGCACAATTTTTGTAACCGTATGGTCGTCGTCGTCGAGCGGTTGGAACGTGTCGTACATCCGCTCTAAGCGGACCGAGAGGCCGCTGACGGTGCTGTCTAAAGTATCGACGAGGAACTTGGCGTTGGCCGCCTCGTCAATGACGCCTGGGAATGATCCGGCCGCAGGAGCTACAGGCGGGTTGAGAATCTTTGGTGGCTTTGGCACCACGCTGACATCGGTCGCGTTGCCTGTGATGTGGAAGAGCTCGATGTCGTAGTTGCGCATCCGCCCGTTGTACGTGTACTGGTAGATGCCCATGCGACGGCTGTCGCTGAGCACTACGTTGTACATGTGCAGCAGGGTGCCTACGTTGTTTGCGTAGAGGGTGCCGCGCTCCAACAGCAGGGGATATTTCTGGCCGCGCAGAATCTCCTGCACGCCCAGCTCGTTGATGTCGTACGCGCCGCTGAAGGTCGTGCTGCTCCAGGTCTCAGTTTTGCTGTGAGTGCTGGCTCCGGTCTGCACAAAGATGAGGCCGCGAGCCTGGTCGGAATCGATGGAGCCCAGAAGCACTGTACCGTTGTCGAGGTTGGCGCGTGCGCTGAGCGCGTTCGTTGCTACGTAGTCGATTGTGTCGCCGTCGTTGCCCTCGATGTACACCTTGACGTTGTACAGGTTCACGTTCGTGGCGTTTGTCCACGTCGTGTTAACAGTGCCGTTGGTGTTCAGCACTTGAAACCCTACGCGCATTTGGATGCCGTTCGCCTCGATCGGAAGTTCCCCGGTGGTGAACTCGTTGGGCAGGTTGCCAATCATCCCGAGCGGGTCGATAGACGGGTAAGCCTGGCCGGTATTCTTGTTGACGTTCCGGATGCGCACGTAAGTGCGGTCCGTGTTCGTCGTGGTCCATGTGGGCTCGCCGTACTGGGTGATATAGTGCGAGCTTAGAAAGTCGTAGTAATAGCCCGCACTGCCAGAGCTGTACGTGTGCTCCCACTTCGCGTAGTAGGCCCCGACCTTGAGCAGCACAATCAGGTCCACGCGGGCCAGCTGGTTGTTGCCTCCCTGCCCAGTCATGAAGTGACTGTTGTCAAACGTCACCCGAAACTTGGTGCCAGAAGCGAAGGTGTAGTCGGGTAGGTTGAAGAGGTCGGTTCCGAAGTCAGCCTCGAGGTGCTCCTGCACCCCGATGATGCTCTGCTGCCCGCTGAACTTGTACGTGCGGCGGACCTCCTTGAGCGGCAGCTGGTGCGTGTACTCCCAGCCGGCCTCCTTGATGATGTCCGTCTGCAAGGTCAGGCCTACGTCGGCGCTGCTGCTGCTCGTATAGCTCGCGTCGCTGTAGTAGTTGAAGTAAGACAGCGTCTGCGAGTCGTGATGGCTCACAATCGGGATCATCCAGAAGCGGCCGTTGGCCAAGAACAGCCGAGCGTTGAGCACGCGACAAAAGCTCTCGAGCACCTCGAAGGTGTTGAAGAACTCGATGGCGCCCTCGTTGTCTGGGTTTAGCCAGGTCTCGGTATTTACGCGCAGCTTGCTGAAGAAGTCCGCGCCGGTGGCGTAGAGGTTGCTCGGGGTGTAGGCGCAATCAAGCGAGGCAAAGATGTCTGTGGCGCCCCAGTGGTCAATCGTGCGCAGCTTGCCGAGGCAGTGTTTGACGATGTGCTCGCGGAACGTGCGCCCGTCGCTGTACTCGTAGGCGTCTCCGTTGTTGTTGAACTTAATGCCGACCAGGTTGGCGAGATCATCCGAGGCGATGATGCGTACCTCCTGCGGGTAGGCCTCGTCCTGGCGCACGACCTGCTCCGGCAGAATGATGCCCGCCCAATACAGCGTGTTGACGCTGTCGGGCAAGTAGCGCAGGGTCACCGTAAGCTCACCCTCGAAGGTGGTGGGCAGCTCGTCGAGAAAGGTGGTTATGCTTGCGCTGTTCTCGATGATGCTGAACTCGAGCGAGGAGCCGATGACAGGCTGGTGCCGGTCCTCGTTGTTGCCCTCGTAGCGCAGCTGATAGGCGTCGCCGCCTACGTTGAAGCTGACGACGCTGCCGCTGTAGTTGGAGTCGTGGATATTGAGCTGCCATACCTCTCCGAGGATGTCGCTAAACTCGGCCCGTAGGCGAACTGCTGGTGCTGGCATTAGTAACCTCTTGTGCGGTATCGGTCGATGGTGGAACGCTCAGAGCTGAGCAGGATGTCGCGGCCGTCAAGTCGGCCGGTCACGATGACGTTGCCACCGGCTCCGCCTATCATGCTGCGCAGCTTGTCCAAAGGTGCGACGACTTCCGGGTTGGTTCGCGCTCCGGAGTACTCGCCCATGAGACCGACGGTAGGCCCGCTGATGATACCGCCGTCGGCGAACTCCATGATGTTGGAAAAGACCGACTTCATGAGGCCCATGCCTGCGGTGATGAGCGCAGGCAAAATGATAGCGGCTGCTGGTCCTGCGCCGACTGCCGTCTGCCCTGCCGCCTGAATTGCGAGGGCGGTGGCTGCGTTGAACGCCGCGTCGACAGCCGATGAAGCGAACGACTTGAAAGCCTCGCTCGCGCCCTCTGTGCCCATCACAATTTGGCCCATTACCTCGCCAAATTGCATCCCCCAGGTTGCGGAGGTTTCGGCCAGCAACAGCATTTCCTCACGGATTCGCGCAAGGTTCTCAAAGTACTCCTCCGCGCTTTGCGTAGGCGCCTCCCATACCTCCTCCTCGAGGCCCGGAATCTCGAAGAGGTCAAGCTCTCCAAGTCCTGGCAGTGCCATGCCTGCGCCGCTTGGCGTATTAAGCTCCACGAGCTGCTGGTCCCGCATGGCCTGCGTGGCCTCCTCGATGGCGTGGGCCTCTTTCAGGCGCGCGAGCTCAAGATCCTTCAGGTTCTTCAGCTCCTTGTCGCTCACCTCGACGTTGGCTGCGCGGGCCACCGTCTGGTCGTTCATGGTCTTGGTGTCGCGGATGCGCTGCTGCTCCTGCTTGCTCGCCTCCTGGTACTGGCGCTGGTAGGCGCGCACCTGCTCGTCGAGAACCCTGACGAGTTCCGCGGTATCGGCAATTTGGCTGATGGTGCGGTCGCTAATGTTTGCACCCTGCGCTTCCTGCGAGCGCTTTAAGTCGTCGTACTTGCGGCGGGCATCTGCTAACTGGTTGTTAGCTTCTTTCAGCTGCACCGCAATCGCCTCCATCGCCGCGCGGCCGGTCTTGTCCTTGATGCTTTCGTCGAAGTCCTCCTTGGACTTGCGCGCTTTGTCGCTGGCGTCCTTGTAGGTCAGCATCGCAGCTGCGAGGATGCCGATGGCGGCAGCCGCTGCGACGTAGGGGTTGGCAAGTACAGCAGCGTTGACGCTCATGATGGCCGTGCGCAGGGCGGGCAGCACCAGGTTCACCGCCACGAATCCTTTATGCAAAGCGCCGAACGCAATGACAGCCGGGCCGATGGCCGCCGCAATCGCAGCCACCACCACAATCGTGGTCTTGGTGCTGTCGTCGAGCTTCATGAATCCGGCTGCGAGTTCCGTGACTTTGTCGATGGCCGCGGTCACGTACGGCAGGAGCACGGTGCCCAGCGAGGCGCCCGCCTGCTTCAGGTTGTCGAGCGCAGTGCTGAACTTGCCGGCAGCTGTCTGGCTAAGCCGCTCCATCGCACCGTGTGCGAATCCGCCCTCCTCGGCAAAGCCGCGCAGGGTGGCGTTGAACTGCTCGACGGTTACGGCTCCCGCTCCCAGCTGCGACGGCAGCAGGCCGGTGGCCTCGCTCAGCGCAGTGAAGATCGGGATGCCGCGCTCGGCAAGCTGGTTCAGGTTCTCCAACTCCACCTTGCCCTTGGCTTGCACCTTAGCGAAGATGGCCGTAATGTCCTCGATGCTCTCTCCGGAGGTGGCTGCGATGTCGCCAAGGAATCCCAGCTGCTCATTCACCTGGCTGATGTCGGTACCAGCCGCCAAGAGCTGGCGAGCGGCTCCTGAAATCTCCTCGATTTGGAACGGTGTGGCCGCGGCGAACTGGTTGAGCTGGTCCACCATGGCGCCCGCCTGCTCAGCTCCGCCGGTCAGCGAAATGAACTGCGTCTCCATGGTCTCGAGGTCGGCGGCGGCTTTCACGGCCGCAGCGCCGAGGCCCACGATAGGCAGCGTCACGCCCATGGTCATGGATTTGCCCATGTCCATGATGTTGTCCGACGTCTGCCGGATCTGCCGCTGAATTTTGCCGAGCTCCTTGTTGAAGTCGCGGGTGTCCGCACCTACGCGAACTATCAGGTCGCCGAGTTTAGCCATTACTACTCTTCGCTATTTGCCGCAAGATAGCCAAGCCATCCGCAGCGGGTTTCCGCTTTGCCTCCCAGGGGAACTCGGCGATGTCCTCGGGCTTGAGGCGCTTCTTGGTGTGTGGGTTCAACAGCAGGCACGCCAGCCACCGGGTGCGCTCCCACTCGCGCTGATCGCGCTCTTTCTCGAGCTCGAAGAAGCCGGTCACCGCGTTGTTGAATTCCGCGAAGGTGAGGCCGTAAAGCACAGACGGGGTCAGGCCCAGCTGGCCCAACCCCGTCGCTTCAAGTTCGTCCCAGTTCAGGGCTTTGCCTTTCCCGCGCTTTTTTTTTGGTCGCCTCCGAGCAAGGCCGCTACGGCCTGCGTGAGGGTCTCAAGGTCGGCGATGGTGCAGAGCTCCAAGAAGTCGTCCGCAGTCAAATCCCATGTGTGGCCGTTCGCTTTGGCTCCTGCCTCGGCAAAATAGTAGGCCAACTCCGGGATGCGCGTGACGTCTGTCTGGTCGATGTTCGCCACCTTCACGCCGGTGTTCTGTTCGAACTTGCGCCACGCCCCGAGGGATGCGCGCAGGGTAAAGGTGCGGCCGCTTAGTTCAACCAGCATCAGACGATGGTCTCACGTACGACAGCGCCGGTGAGGTCCATGGTCAGCGACCAGGTCACGTTGTCCTCGAGGCCAGCCGTCTGCTCGATGCTGGTGATGTAGCCAGCGACGTCGAACTCTTGGTCGCCTGCGTTCGGGAGTGCCGACGAGCCGACGTTGGAGAACACCGCGAAGACCTTGGTGCCTGCGATTTGGTAGGCGACCAAAGCGTTGAAACTGTTGGTAGCATCCTCGGCGAAGATGCCGCTGACGTTGATGCTGGCCGACTTCAGGGCCGGCAGGATTTCGCGCCATCCGGCCGACGTCTTGGTAGTGATGTCGCGCACGTCGGTGCTCATCGAAATGCTGCACTCGGTCACTGCGCCGACTGCGGTGTGAGTGCCGTCGGTGGTGCCGGTAAAAAAGCGAATGCTCGAGGCATTCAGGTAGCCAGTGGTCTGTGCCATCAGGAGGGAGTGTTATCGGGTTGGAGTTCAGGTGCGGGTTGATCTGTGAGCTCAGGCTGCGGCGCGGGTGCTTTCTTGGCCTTGGCCGCTTTCTTGTAGGCCTCGTCGTCCGGGTGGGCGTCGCAGTACTCGCCAGCCACAAGGATGCGGTAGAACTTCATCGATACCTCGACGGTCTTGCCCGTTTCCCACTCGTAGCCGTAGAGCTTCAGGGGCTTCTTGAGTGTCACTATCATGGCCCGAATGTACGGAGTTTGCCTTACTTGGATTTCCGCTGCGTGATGTACCACTGTCCGCCGATGCAGTGCACGGTGATGCCGTCGTAGTCGCGGTCCATGGTGGCCGAGCCGCTGCCGTCAATGGTGACGCCCATGTCCACCTGTGCCTTGGTCACCAGTAGCGTGCGCTGGTTCGAGAGGTTGCTGCCGGTCTTAATGCGAACCTCGCGGCCCTCGTTGCCGGTCACGGTCGGGAGGTAGAGAATTGCAGCGAGGTTGCCGCTCGAGGCGGCGTAGTTGGCAAAGAGCAGGTGATCGTCCGAGTTTACCGTGAAGGTCGCGCCGTTGGTTAGTGCCAGGGTGCGCGGCTCGTCGTACACCGCACCGCGGATGTACAGGTCGGGCCGTATGGCGGAGGTGGTCGGCAGGGTGTAGTTGCTCCTGTCGATGCGAACCTCGTAGTCGCTCATCACGCGGTAGAGGCGCTGAGGCTCCTCAAAGTCCATCACCTCGGTGATATACTGAATTGACTGCACGTTGACACCGGAGTAGGTGCCGCTCCGCCGGTCGAGGCAGGTGCGCACCGCATCGGAAAGGTCGATGGCTGCCGTGTAGCTGAGGGCGTAGCAGTTCACCTCCACGCTCGCTGTGTCGAGAGCAGACGGTGCCGCCTGCACGTCGCTCGGATCGTTGCTGCGGATGCTGTAGACGACGTAGGGTTTCGTTTGCTCCTGGTCTGCAATCTCCGGAAAGACGCGCGTGCCCACGATGGCGCTGATGGGGCCGTCGTTGGTGAGCAGGTAGTAGATGGCTTTGCCGGCAATCATCGCATGTACTTTTCAAATTCCTGTTTTAGCTCCTGCTGCAGCTTCACGCGCATCTGCGCCTGCGTCGCTTCCATCGCACGACGGATGACCTTGTAGTTGGGGTGGCTTGCCGACTTGCCGCCGAACTCCTCCGGGAAATCTCCCTCCTCCACGATGTGCGCAAACCATCCGTCGGAAGTAGCTGGCACCTTGCGCTTCATCGGGTAGTTGACGCGAGGGCCTGCAAGCACCGTCGGGAACTTGTTGTCCGGTGACCAGGTGCCCATGGAGTCGCGCAGCTGGCCGCGGTAGACGAGCAGGGCGTCCTTGTTCGGCCGCACCACGATGTCGCGCTTGTACGGCTTTATCATGCCCTTGGCCTTGCGCACGAATATCTGCGCCACCTTGCGATACCGTCGGCGCACGTCTTTCTCGTTGATAGCGCCGAACTGTGCCGCGCGCTCCAACTTCTTCATGATGTCCTGCTCAACCTTCCAATAGATCATTCCCGTATGGTGCAAGTGAGGCGCAGGCCCTCGTTCCTTCCTATCTCTTGGATGGCCTCGATGTTGTAGGCTTTCGAGTTGTAGGTCACCCGGTCCTTCGGGGTCACCGCCGCCACCGTCGTAGAGTAGCGGATGATGAAGTGCACCGGCTGCTTGCTCATGAGCTGCAGGCTCTGTATCGCCTCGTTGCCGGAACCTTCGCGGAAGATGACGTCGGCCCAGACGGTCGCCAGCGTCGTCCACGCCTGCGCCCGCTCGCCGTACGCGTTCGTGGTCAGGGTCGCCCGCTCGATGAGGATGCGGGAGTCCATCC